CTGAAAACCTCCTTTAACATAGCGATTAATGGGGGGGTGTATATAGAAAAATATTTTTATTTTATTTTCTTTTCACAATCACTTTAACTTAATAGCCATAGCAATACGAACACTGGATTAATATCAGCAATGCTATGAACAACATAATATAATCATTCGCTTCTCCCTTATCTTATAGAGCAGATAGGAATCGAACCTATCACGATACGTTGTCGTAACCATATACTCTACTAGCTGTCACTTATTTTTACGGCTCGTGACTAATTTAATATCCTAAGTCTTCTGGATAACTAACATAAGTAGTTATAATAAATAGTAGCTACACCCGTAAGGTATCTATCATACTCTTATGCTTGTATAGTTGTGCCAAGGTACTGCGCAATAGCTTAGCACTTCGTCTATGGACTATACACCACTAACACAACAAAGGGAGTTGCACCCTCATCTTCTCTGCAGAGTTGCAATACTATTATACTATGTTGTGTTATTATATGCCTTCAGCTTCTATGACCTACGACATATAATAAATAAAGGAGAAAGAGATATAATGGACTCGAACCATTTGAAGTTCCGTTAACTTATATCCCAAGGCTGTCAACTCTATGACATTTAAGCACCATCAATCAGTACACCACGTTTAATACTCCAGCCACTACTAATAAGATAGATGTAAATATACTTAGTATAATAGCTAGATAGTCATGGCGATAGTACCACTCTTTAAAGTTGGTAACTGAACCCACACCATATAAAATACCAAGAATAATCAAGGCAATATTAATTACAATCATTATTTATTCTCCTGACTCTCTACATAGAGTAAGATACAAAACGCGTCAGCTTGGTCATCATTGATATCATTATCAGGTACTATGTTATAGCTCTTGAGTATCTCAATGCTTTGTTCTTTTCGCATTGCACTTTTACCTTTAATGAGATGATAACCACACCATTTAGAATTTGGTATATCAACATACCCAATGTTATGACGGTTACGCATGACTCCTAAGAATGAACCGTTAGCTCTAATCAATGAGATGTTACCCTTAGACTTGAACGTGATGATAGGTTCTTCAATATAAATAAAGTAGTCAAACAAGTTGTAATGCTCAATGACTTCTGTTATACCGTCCGCAATTTGTTTTGCACGTTCCAAAGGATCTTTACTTTTACCACCTGCGATTGAACCAACTACATACTCATTTGTTAAAGGGTTACGAAACGCATAACCAGTATTAGATGTACTGAAGTCAATTGCTAAGGCTTTGCTCATAGATCAGAACTCAATTCAATATAAAGTTCTTTGCTTAGTTCTCCGATATCAAATAAGTGCTTAATATAGTGTTCATATTCAATTGGAGCTAAAACTTCTTTTTGTGCTAAAATATGCTCTTTATTCATTTCTTTATTCTCCCTTAAAAATTAAAGCTGTGTCAAGATTAATCAAACCACATTCCACAGCGTTAAGTAAGAACTCGTTAAAGTCAACTTTTGACAATGTTTCTTGCTTAAATAGTAGCTGTTCTTCTGTCATTTGCTTTCCTCTCTCAACTTGATATATATATTATAGCATATCCACTTTTTGGAGTAGTGTTATCCTCTGTTATGTAAGATATGATTGACTTTGTGGGCGCTTTGTGTTATACTATTTATAGGAGGTAACAATGGCTAGAGATAAATATTTGATGTACTTACGACAGCAAGAATACAAGAAACGTATTAAACTTAAAGTAGCTAACACAAGAGCTAGAATGAACAGAGAGTATATGAATCAGCCAGCAACAGATAAGGAAACATTAGAACTATGGAACAATCAGCCAGCAATACATTTTGATTTAAAGGAAAATAAATAAATTATATTAAAAAAATAAATCAGCCCCTTAGGGCTTTTGTTTCACGCTTGACCGCAATTTGACTAGAAGTGGCAGAATGTAAGTGCATTGTGTGTCCTGTTTGTAAAGTATGGTATCAGTAAGTACAATTAGCTTATTGTTTGTAAGATTTCTAAAGGAATTCCGGAGTGTTTGATGTACTGGAATTGTGAAAGTCTTAACTAACTATTTTGCTAAAACAAGAACAAAGACCATTGTATAGCGATTTGTAATTTGTAACATACTTTTATTATTTCAGTAAAACAATGTATAAAATGCTTGTAAATAGCGTGGTTATCAATAAAGCAAGTCTAAGAAACTTTGTGAACCTTGTGAATATTAAAAAATGGCATGATATAATGGAAGTGTAGAAAAAAGGAGATACAAACTAATGGAAGATAAAAAATTTTTGATTAAAAAAGTAGAAGTATTAGAGTCAGCAATCAAACAAATAGCAGTGATCCAATATGAACTAGATAAAAAGCTAGGAGAATTAGAGGGATTAGAATAATTTACATAACATAGGATAACTCAAAGTGTAAAATGTGATATGTTAAAATGTAAATATCTAATAGTTGACAAGGTGAAAAAACTTTGATATTATTAAATAAGTTAATTAAATAGTTAGTTACTGAATGACTTGTAACTAATGTAAATAGAGAATTCAATATTGAATAAAGTTGAAAATATCGAAAGTCATTTATAATCTTACGCTTGAGGGTCAAGGATAGTTGCTTAAAACCTTGACTCAATTGAAATATGTGATTACTTTACAAATAGCCTAGAGCGTAGCATGAAATAAAAGATTATGAGTTCCATGAGTGTCGTGAACAGAAACACTCCGTGACGCGTAGAAGTCTGACAGAGTTATTTATGGAAAAGTTTTGAAATTAAGTAGCCTTTTCTTTTAACTTGCTGGGATTATACGACACGTTAAGGGCTAAGGGCTATGTAAAAAAGTAGCACGGAATAGAATTTAATATTTGTGGTATAAGAAAAGGAGAAAATAGATGAGTTATACAACAAAACACAAACCCTACAAAGTAAAAAGTATTAAATGTAATGGCTGTGGCTGGTCAATATCACATTGCATGGACTTAAAAAAAGAACAACTTAGAATAAAAAGTTTAAAAAAAGAAGTTGTAAAAGAATATATCCATGTAGATAACCCTAAATGTAAACATTGCATTAAATAGCACTTAAGGCTTGACTTTTCAAGTCTTTTTTGTTATTATATACTAAAGGAGAAATAAATGAAAATTTACTATGTGGCACTAACAACTAATAAAGACATAGTGGCTAAAAATTATAGCGGAAAACGATTATCTCTTTATACAAAAAAACATGAAGCTATTAAGACTTGCGTTTTATTAAATTATCAATGGGAGCTATTTTTCGGAAATGGAGTAAAAGAAGAAAAACTATTCAAAGTTTATTGCGTAGAATCAGAGCCAATGGAGGTGACTAGTGACTAACATATTTAATAAAGTAAGCACAGCTAAGGAGCTTAAAGAATCAGATGACTTTTCAGGCGGTTTACTTTGGAATGTACAAGATATATTGCCCAAAGGATCGCTCGGTCTCATAACAGGTAGTGAAAAGAGTATGAAGTCCTCACTAGCGCAAGATTTAGCGCAGGCAATGGCACTAGGAGAGCCGTTCGCTGGCAGAGAAACAACTAAAACTAACGTGTTATTTATTCAGAACGAGAATAGCAGACTGACAGAACATCAACGCTTGAAAGGTTCAAGAAGAGATAGTCCTGATAACTTGTATTTTTTACATGGTGGAGCTTTCAAACTTGATACATGGAAATATGACAGCCAAGGGAAAAAGCACAATGTAGGGCTTAGAGAGCTATATAGCTTCATACTAGAAAAAGACATCGGACTTGTTATCTTAGACCCTCTTAAAGACTTGTTAGAAGATAATGAGATAATCAACGCAAACCAACCAATGGCAGAAGTCCTAAGAGGAATCACTAGCCTTAGAAATACTTTAGATATGAAGCACGACAAGTATGTGACCTTTATGATTGTGGCACATGCTAGAAAACAAGCTGGCGAACAGTCTTTAACAGACCGTGATTTTCGTATCATTCCAAGCCATATATTAGGAGCTACAACTATTCCTGCATGGTACGAGGTAGCTTTTACTATGTCGCCAAAGATTAATAGCAAAACTAAAAACAGATATTCTATCATGAAAGTATTTGCTAGAAACTTTGCATTTAATAATGAGATTCTTTGGGGATATGTTGGCTCGGCTTTTACATCAATTGACCAGAATAAAAAAGAACCTGATAGTGAACTAGTTGAAAAAGTAAAGGCTGAAACTCCAATCGAAACGACGAAAGAATCGGCACAAGCTTTTTTAGACTTAGCTAAAGTACAAGGAAAAGTAACAGAAAATGAGTGATAAAAAATACGTTATTTATTACCATGAAAAAGTAAATGAATACTTCTATGACTATTGTTCAAGGTTTAACATGAATGAACAATATTCAAAACCTGTTTTATACAGTGATGACTTTGAATTAATAGAGAGAGCAAAAAATGAACTCAATGAACAACTACAAGAACAAAGCTATTAATTTACACGCTGAAGTGTATGGCTGGTTATATCGTGCATTAGATGAAATGGTAAAAGCAGAATGGCACAATGACGAGCTCTTCAAAGTATGGCTTGGTCGTGCTGAATTTCTAGTAAGACAGTCTAAAAAATTGCATACAGCTTGCGAAAATGATTATTCTAAGCGTGCATTGATTAGGGCATTACAATTAAAAGGAGAAATAAATAAAAAAATATCATCTAATACTTGACAATAGTAAATAATTTTGGTATAATTGTATATATAGAAATAAAGGAGAACTAATGATAACATCTTTTGAAGAACTAGCTGAAAGGCGATTAATGACTCTCAATTATCATAAAAAAGATAGTCAGCAGTATATCAATAGCTTAAATTACTTTGAATATGCTCGAATATACTTCGAGAAAAATGGCTTTCCTGATGATAACAGGCGAGTTTATCAAAGTGGCAAGCGAAAAGGTCAAAAAGTTGGCTGGTCTGACAAAGAGGAAAAACAGCAAAAAGAAGACATCAGGAATTTCATATATGAAAAGCAACTTCAAAAGTTTAAGAGCAAGAGAAAAAGCAAGTAAACATTATGTTAGAAACGTCAGGAAGCTATCTAAAGAGCTTAAAGAAATGAACGAGACAAAGTATAGGACAGAACCTGGCGAGTGCTTATACGGCTTAATAAATGACTTGTGGAACTACTGGGACGATGGATACATTTTACCAATGCTTAAGTATAATATAGAAATTACAAGACAAGGGAACGTATTTATCGTAGAAAGAGGAGAAAATGAGCGAAGTTGAAACTTTTGTTAAAATTGAGGGTTTTGAAAATTATGAAGTCTCTAATCTAGGCAAAGTTAGAAATATAAAAAGTGGTAGAACGCTCAAACCTTATCTTAATCATAATGGATATTTAATGCTTTGCTTATATGGATATGATAAAAGGAAATGTCTGCTCCTGCACAGAATTATAGCAACTGCTTTTATAGACAACCATGAAGAAAAACCTTGTGTAAATCACATTGACGAAAATAAGTTAAATAACGATTTAAGCAATCTTGAATGGTGCACTGAAAGAGAAAACGTCATACATGGCACTAGGACAAAAAGGGCTGCTGGAAAATTATCAAAAAAAGTTATTCAATTAGACTTAAATGACAATGTATTAAATGAATTTGAATCAATGAGACAAGCAGAACGAGAAACAGGAGTTTTAGTCGGAAATATAAGCAGTTGTTGCAACGGAAAAACAAAAAGTGCAGGTGGATTTAAGTGGAGGAGAAAATGAGCGTATACGAAAAATTAAGCATCATTAATGTCAATGACAAAAAGAGTAAAAAGAATAACCTTGACTATCTGAGTTGGGCGTTCGCTTGGGCAGAAGTAAAAAAAGTATATCCCGAAGCTAACAGTAAAGTTTATGAAAACGAACAAGGGTTAAACTACCACACAGACGGTCGTACAGCTTGGGTTAAGGTTGGTATGACTATTGAGGGCCTAGAACACATCGAGTATCTACCTGTAATGGACTATCGTAACCAATCTATCCCAGTTGAAAAACTGACTTCTATGGACGTAAATAAAGCCATTCAGCGTGGACTAGTTAAGGCAATCGCTCGCCATGGTTTGGGATTATACATCTATGCAAACGAAGATTTGCCTGACTTGACAGAAGAACAAAAAGAACTTGAAGCAGAAAAACAACGACTTAGAGAGATCCAGCCACTTATTAAGAGAGCTGAACAACTAGGATACCAAAATATTGACAGTTTGAAAAATAAGACTAAAAAAGAAATTACCGACATCATGACGTTTTGGTTAGCACAGCAAGAAGCAGAAAAAGGAGAATAATTAAATGGCAATCATCACAGTAACAGCACAAGCAAACGAAAAAAATACACGAACAGTAAGCACAGCAAAAGGCGATAAGAAAATTATTTCAGTTCCTTTGTTTGAAAAAGAAAAAGGTTCGAATGTAAAAGTTGCATATGGTTCAGCTTTCTTGCCTGACTTCATTCAATTAGGAGACACAGTAACGGTCAGCGGTCGTGTACAAGCTAAGGAATCAGGCGAATACGTAAACTATAACTTTGTTTTCCCTACTGTTGAAAAAGTATTTATCTATAATGATAATAGTAAGCAATCACAAGCTAAGCAAGACTTATTTGGTGGTTCTGAACCGATTGAAGTCAACACGGAGGATCTTCCTTTCTAGAAAGTTGGTTACATGTACACAGCAGAAGAGAGAGAGCAAATCATCGACATCGTGGATAAGATGAGCTTACTAAGACAAGACTTTGACGGAGCTTTCACTTGGATCAAGGAAAACGTATCAATGCCATTTGACTTTGACGGAGAACAGCAATTTGTATCAGACTTGAAGCAGTTGGTTAAAATTAACGCTTTGAAGTTTGGTAAAATATATGAGGGAGTATTAAATTGACAACATTAAGAGAGCTACACAAAAAACTTAAAATCAAACAAACGCTTGACAACTACGTACGCAATACAAATAAAAAATACAAGTATAATCTTGTAGCTGATGAAGTTCTTGGCGAGGGTTTAGCTAAACTGATCGAGCTTAATACGCAAGGCAAACTTGGGCGACACGCACAGCAGATTGCTTATATTAACCATAACTTGAGCTTACAGCGACAAAAGGAGCAACTTGAACAAGCTAACAAACGACTTGCTAAACGTGCTGAGAAAGCCCAAAAATTGCTTGACACGGAACTTCTGAAAGATAGCTACATCGAAACGCTGGAAATGTTTAGTAAATTCAATTCAGCAAAACAATATACTATGTGGGACGACCTAGAAACTCCAACTAAAGTGATTGAGTTCATGGAAAAAAACGGTGTGAAGCAAGGGAAATGGCTACGTCCTGAAGGAGTCGACGCTTGGTTCAAAGAACGAATCATCTGGTTCAAGAATAAATTGAAAGAATAATAACATCATATAAGACTTTAGGCTTGACGGCTTAGAGTTTTTTTGTTATAATTGTTTTAACGAATGAAAGAGAGAGAAATAAATGAGTATTGAATCAGTAGTTGGTAAAATTATTATAATAGCATTAGTTGGAATTGGACTATATGCTTTTTTTGCATTAGTTGACCTGATTAGAACGAAAGGGAGCAAATAGATGAGTGAATACTTAAATGATAAAAAATATTGCCATTGCTTCGATATTCCAACGAGTGACGGTTTAGGAGTTTGCAAAGATTGCAGAGGATATACAAACATCTGTTATAATTGTGATCGCTGTTTGCATTGCTGGTTTACATCGCAGGTTGAACTGTTTACCGAATATAATGAACCTAAGTTGCTGGCACTTATAGAAAACTGGAATAAATTATATCAAACTAGAAAGACAAGGAATAATGCTTAAGTTAGACGAGAAGAAAATCAGAAAAGGCAAACCTATTGGACTGCCATACCAAGGAAGTAAGAAAAAGATAAGCAAGAAGATAATTGAAATCATCAAACAAAACTTTGGCACAACTAAACCGATTTATGACATCTTCGGAGGTGGCGGAGCGATTACAGCCGAATGTATTTTAAATGGCTTGGAGGTGCATTATAATGACTTAGACGAGGATATAACCAACGCTTTTGAACGGGTTATTTCGCAAGACCGTGAGTGGATTAAAACTCTTATCGTTTCACGTACAGAGTTCTTCGAGATTAAGGCTAAAGAAAACAAGACAACAGACGACTTTTTGAAGTTGCTGGTAAATTCTTTTGGAAACAAAAAGAGAAATTATTTATATTCTAAAGAAATTTCAGATTTGAAATATAATCTAGCTAAAGAAATTATCGAAAAGCATGATGTTTTTAGTGGTTATAAACAAACAGAAACATATAAGAAAGTTACTTCTGGACTGGACTGGAATTGGTTTAACGCTAAGCAAGAAATACATAAACAACTTGAACAACTTCCACGGCTTCAACATTTTTACAGACTTCAAAAAGTAAATAAAATAAAAGCAACGAATAAAAGTTATCATGATTTTAGTGAAGTTTCCGGAGCCATATTATATCTTGACCCACCTTATGAAGGAACCAACCAAGATAGTTATATAAATTCATTTGATAGTCAAGAGTTTTATAACTGGGCATTTGAAATGGCTAAAACCAACATCGTGATAATTTCTAGCTATTCAATTTCAGATGAACGCTTTGAAGTTGTATATTCTTTTGATAAGGCACGTAGCACTTTGCAAGGCGGAGAAAACAGCAAAGGGAAAAATGAAAAATTATTTATGGTTAAGGGGAGTTAATATTTGACAAAGGAAAAGCAATTTGATAGAATGTGATTATGAAAGAGGTGCAAGAATGACGGCAGTTTGTATATTCTTTTGATAAAGCACGTAGCACTTTGCAAGGCGGAGAAAACAGCAAAGGGAAAAATGAAAAATTATTTATGGTTAAGGGGAGTTAATATTTGACGAAGGAAAAGCAATTTGATAGAATGTGATTATGAAAGAGGTGCAAGATTGACGGCAAGACAAGGATATAACCAACGCTTTTGAACGAGTTATATCACAAGACCGCGAGTGGATAAAACGCTAATTATTTCACGTGAGGAGTCTTCGAGATAAGGCTAAAGAAACAAGACAACAGACGACTTTTTGAGTTGCTGATAACTCTTTCGGAATAAAAGAGAGATATTTATATTCTAAGAATTTCAGATTTGAATATATCTAGCTAAGAATTATCGAAAACATGATGTTTTAGCGGTATAGACAGACGAGACGTATAGAAAGTACTTCTGGACTGGATGGGATTGGTTAATGAAAAAAAGCTCATCACTTCACAGATTGGACAACTTCAACAGATTGAGCGACTTCAACAACTGAATGAAATAAAAGCAACGAATAAAAGTTATCATGATTTTAGTGAAGTTTCTGGAGCTATATTATATCTTGACCCACCTTATGAAGGAACAACATGCAATGGATACAAGGGCAAAAGCCAAAAGAGAATAGTTAAACCTGAAGTTTATAAAGAAATGCGTGATAAGCTATTAAAACTAGAGAAAGGAACAAAGATAGAGCATGACGATTTTATTTTTTCTCTTGGAGTTGATGATAACAACAAAAATAGAATGTATTACAAAGACGTTAGTTCAGCATTTAATAGCAAAGAATTTTACGACTGGGCATTTGAAATGGCCAAAACTAACATTGTGATAATTTCTAGCTATTCAATTTCAGATGAACGCTTTGAAGTTGTATATTCTTTTGATAAAGCACGTAGCACTTTGCAAGGCGGAGAAAACAGCAAAGGGAAAAATGAAAAATTATTTATGGTTAAGGGGAGTTAATATTTGACAAAGGAAAAGCAATTTGATAGAATGTGATTATGAAAGAGGTGCAGAGATGACGGCTGAAGAAATAGTGCAAAACTATCAAGTGAAATTGCTAAAGATTATATTTAAAGAGATTGATAGCCTGATGAAGAAAAAAGAAAAGGCCGATATCAACGCACAAAAACTTGCTGAAAATGGGTACTCTGTGAGAACGTCAGCACATTGGAAGTCATTAGGAAACGCAGAGTTTTACATTAAAGAGATGTATGAAAAGTTTGACTCTTTAGCTGAAATTGATAGGCTATTCCATTGGTCAAGTCGTTTACATCAAGAGCAATTGCAATTTGTAAGCAAATACCCTAATGTTATGGAAAAATATAGACAGGCGAACTAAGGAGGACAAAATGAAAGATACGGTAAAAACTTTAATGATAGTCGCAGGTGTCGGCTTTACACTTATCGCTATAACTTGGATAGGTATGCTTGCGACGTTGCTTATTACATGGTTTGGGGGTAACATCTAAATGAACTTAAAAGAAAATAATCACTATGCCAATGAATACGGTGTGGAACTTAACGAATACTTGAAACATAATTTTAACTATGAAGAACTTGTAGGATGGTATACAATGCAGGTATTAAAGTATCTAGTAAGAGCTGGCAAGAAAGAGGGTGAAAGCTACGACAAAGACCGTAACAAGGCTTTAGACTATGCCGAAGAACTTGCTAACTTAAGTAACGATAATGGGCTTACAGAGTACACTACTGACGACATTATGGGCTTTATACAAGAACTTGCTGATGATTTTGAACAATGGAAAGGCGAAGAATAATATCACAAAGAGTTTATGCTTGACAGTATGAACTTTTTTTGATATCATAGTTTTATAGAAATAAAGGAGAGCAAAACAATGATAGTATTAACAACTAGAAAACAACAAATCGTAGAAGAATATGGAATCAACACAACTTTCACAGAGGAACAAATGAAAGATAAAGATTTTAGAAGAAAATGGACAATGTACTTATTGAGTATTCAGTATGATGTAAGTGGTGCTGAAATTCCCGAAGAAGTATTACAAGAAGAGGCGGATCTAATTTTTGGTTAAAAGAACAAAGAGTTAATGTTTGACAAATATAAAGTATTTTGATAATATTGTTTTATAGAAAGGAGATTAAACAATGGCAACTCAAAAAGCTATAAAGGTAGTAGCTTATAACCCTATGACGGAAGAAGAACTACAATTTAGCTGTAAAGCTCAATGTGCTAAGTATTTTGGACTTAAACCTAATACAGTCATAAGGTGGCTTGACAACGGTATGCCTGTAATTGAACTACTGACAGACCTAGATAGAAATCAAGTGGAAATTAAAAAACAAAGTAAGCTAAATGGCTTTGAATTATTTACGATAAATGAATGGAGTGTTTTTGATAATTAATTACGAAGACATGAAAATAGAAAGTTTTGGTGAAAAAATAAATGAAATTATTTAACAGAAAACCTAAGAACAAAATTAAAGTAGCAACAGCATTTACATTAAAAGGATTAACAAAACAAGTAATTCGATTAGAACAAAAAGGGTTTATTAAACAAGGAGAAATCCAAAGTGATACGCTTGAAGGAACTACTATGACTTATAAGCAAGCAATGATTAAGAAAGCTAGTGAATAATATGTGTAAAAAACGCAAATACACAAAAATGGGAGCTTTATATTCAATAGTAAATGCCCAACATAAGAAAAATAAAGATGATAAGATACCAGTTAGAACTTACTACTGCAAATGGTGTAACTTGTATCACTTATCAAGTCAGCAAAGACTAAACATAAAGACGGGAGCAATTGGATAATGAAAGATGAATTCACATACTACACAGTATCTTGGATATTGGAAAAAGAAATTAAATCACGTAAGTTTTATAATAAAAAAGAGGCTTTAAAATGGAATGAATTGCTTCCAGAAGAACAAAGATATGAAGTTAAAAAGCATACAGAAATAATTGAGGTTATAGCATAATGACAAACGAAGAATTATATGAAAGAATTACTAGCGTACTAAAAGAGCAATGTATCGGAATGAGTCAACTTGAGTTAAAAATTAAAGATGAGACAGGTACATGGCCTAAGTTACATACAACTAAATCACGCTTGAGTTTACCGCATACCGTAGCATTCCCTTATCTTACTATGTTTTTTAATGATGATGAAATGCATGAGCTTACACTTAAAAAAATTGATAGCGTAGGAGATAACGGAGAAGCGTTTGACTTACTAGATGAGATATTGTCTAGTTTAGGACCAAGCAAAGAATATCTATATAAGCAACGTTTGAAGCGTAGAATGCAAAGGGAGGCAATGAGGTAATCTTACACAAGTATACAAATAAAATCAATAGCTCAAAATATCCACGGTCAACAGCTAGAAAGATTGCTAATGACTTGAACAAACATGACAACTTCAATAATTATCTAGTCAGCTTTGAGCTTGGCTCTAAACGTTATGTTATTGAAAAATTTGAAATTAAAGGAATGAATAGATGAAGCGTTACTATATAGAAGAAGAAGACGGCAAAGAGATTAAGCGAAAACTTACAACTTTTGCTAATGATGACTTGACACAGCTTTCAGATGATGAGCTAGAAACATTATACTATGAATCATCAGCTCAATTTTTAGCTAAAGCGATGCACTTTTTAAAGATTGAGAAAGAACTATTTTCAAGAAAAATTGTAAGAGATGAAATTCTAGTAAATACTGGAAATAATATTATTGAAGCTATTAAGCAAGTAAGCAATTGAAGCATATAAAAAGAGCAAATATATAAAAACAATAAATTAAAAAATAGAAAGCAGGATATCTTCATTTACAAAAGAAAACCACCGATTAAGGTGGCTTTTTTTATATTATTTTTTAGCAATGATTGGTTTGTCGATTCCGTTAGCTTGCATGAAACGAATATCAATAGGCGAACCTTTCCAATCGAAGTTTTTAAGGTCTTTGCCAGTTGTTTCTTTATAAGTCTTGCGAACGATTGCCAATTGGTCTGGGTGTGATAGGGCGATCACTTTTTCGCCATTGAAGTAGTAAACTGTTTTATCTCCCTTTGTATATGTAAATTTCATTAATTCATCGTCCTCTAATTCTGTATTTGTTTGTGTATTATTTTGCCCTGTAAGGCGCTTGTTTAGTTCTGTGATAAAGTATGAGCGACAACTTTCTACCGTGCCACCATGTGCTTCTACTGAACGTCTAGGGCATGAAGTAGATGATAACTCTTGATGTAGCTTCACAGTATCGTGATTAGGAGTTAGCCCCCATTGTTTCATGTACTTAGCTACATCATCTAGCACCGCTTGTTCATTTCTCAAGAACTGAGTTAAATCGCCCTCTGATTGGCATACTTCCCAGCTTGCATAGTTTGCATTACCGTATGAGTTGGCACAATGCCATGCCATATTACTAAAATCAGAAGCCTGTAATCGTCCGTCAGAAGCAATATAGACATGGGCGAAGCCATTTTCTGGGTCGTGATTAGGTAGCCAACCATTATAAAAACTAGTTTTAGCGCCGTTTGAACCAGCGTCATTATGAATTACAATCCCAGTAGGGTTATAACCACGTACACCAGCATTAGTTATATTCATTCTTTTTTATCCTCCGTTTGTTCTTCTTCCGCTTCAGGAATACTTACACCATTCTTTTTAATAAGTTTAACTAAACCGTCGAACATAGGGCTGATTTTTGCGATTAAATAAATAAACTGTCCTACAAAGTACAATAAAGCTACGTTAATCACAGTTTTGGCAATATCAGAAGTTGAGGGAGTTTGAGTGAAGTAAAATACTGCATACAAAACCCACAGGGAGAAAATTACCGTTAAATCAATTACAAGTCTACGTTTGAAAGGTGGGTTCATTGCTTCTCTATCTTTGACCCAAGTAGCGAAAAGAATCGCCAAAATTAAGATAGTTATTAAAATCATTCTAGTTACCATTTTGTTTTGCTTTCTATTTTGTTATTTAATGAAGTAACTTCCGTTACCACGTGGTGTACGAGCGTTAGAATCAATATTTTCACCCCACCAAGTAATACTACCGTCCGGGTTTATGTCAATATGGAAAGAAGTATCTCTTCCGGCAAAATGCCCAACAAGACTTTGAACAGTAGCTGGACGGAATGGTCTATCTACCCATGTTCCAGACATATTCCAGCCAGTTTTTATATTTGTTACACTACCAAAGAACCTAACAATTACTAAATCATTATTCTTTTTAGTAAGTTGCAATTGCAAACCATTTCCAGCTTCAACTGTCAACGTTTGAGCCGGTACATTGATTGATCCGCTAACTGTTATATCATTTGCAGAAATACTATCTAAAGCACTAGTCTGAACAATTGGTTTAGTGCTTGTTACACCAGTTCCTGAAGTCGTAACAATATCAAAACAAACTTTCAAAACGCCAGAACCGTTGTTTATATCAACACTGTTGCTATTATTTGCGGTTTCGGCTGATAAACTTACAGGGTTTGCTGTTTGTGTTAAGTCAATGTTTGCATGAATATAATTAACGGAGTCGCCCTTTAAAGCCACCGTTTCATTCAATAGTTCAAAATATCGACCACCAGCAATAATTGAAGTATTAGTATATTGCACGTTAAGGGCTGTATTTAATGGTCTTGACCAGTCTTTTCGCCTGATTGTTCCGTAGTCCATTCCAGTCAACATCATGTATAGCTTTCCGTCATTATTAGAACCGACTGGGAACTCTGTACTATTTGGACTGAAAAACGTGAAATTTTTAATTGTCATTTTTAACCTTTCTTGAAATTATTTTAGCTTTATCTAAAACTGGGTTATCAGTAATTGATAGCTCTAACAATCTGAATCTTCTCCCGCCATAAGGATAACCACCAATTGATACAAATTGACCGACTTCGTAAAAGAGCGTAGTTTCAATTCTAAGCGTGTTCCCGCTATTGTAGTATACTTTACCTGATAATAGCTCTAAATGGTCTTTACGAAGCTCTCTATGCCCTGTGAAGCTATCTATTCTATATTTGTCGCCATAAGTAGCTACATACTCATATAACATTTGGTTTATCTCCACTTTCTACGAAAACAAGTCTATCGTTGAACTCTGTTTTAACTCTGTCTGCTATATATCCTGAATATAGTTTACCCTCATACCAAATATCTACCAAGTCATTAACATATAAAGGCAAAAGTTCATTTTGGTTAAATATTAACCTTGTAACGATTGTAGAGGGAGAAATTTCAGCCTTAATAGTAGATATGTCTGGCGGGTTTCCGTGGTCATCTCTATCATAAAACAATGTTTTAGCTGTTCTTACATCTGGCAAGTCTGTTCCGTCTCCGTGATAAGTGCTATAATCTACGATATCGCCGTTGTTTTTGGCTGTATACATTTTAGGAGGGTCTTTATAGTCGTCTGCATTTGAGCTTTTAACGAATACAACAGCAAAATTATAAGCTGAACGTTCTACTATTGTTTCCGTGTCCATTGATACGCTTTGCTTAATATCTACCCTTGTCGTGATTCTTTTTCTATTCCAGCTCCTAGAAGCGAAGTTAATAAATAACAAGTTCCTGGGGTCTGTTTCAGATGAAGCATGTTGAATAGTTGTGGTTGGTTGGAATTGAACCTTGGAGAATATCCTTTTAGCTACGTCATGAGCTGATGAAGTTTCTGCTTTTCTGTTGATTGTAGCCTTTCCAGTGAAAATACTTGAATTGAAAAAGTAGCCATAACTCATTAAATCATTCTTATTAGGGTCAATCAAATAGTCAATGATAGCGGAGTTTGTCGTTTTAGTTATCGCGTTCGGAACATCAAGGCCTTCAATCATTGCCCAAAAATAGTTCTTTAACGTGACTTTATTGCTTTCATCTACGCTTGTCACAAGATAAACCATATCTAAGTTTAAGTTTCTTTTTTTACCTAGAGCTTCCTCAATTGGAACAACTTCAGGAAAAAGAATTTGAACAATATCGCCAACTTCTACCGAAACGGTCAATGTAGCTGATGAAGTGTAGAGGTAGCCTGTTTCCCACAATTCATAGTTAATAACTTGACATCTTGCTTTTGGTATCGGCAATCCTCTTTTTTCTTTTTTACCATTGGGAAGGTTAAAATCAGATATATTATAATAGTTCGGATTAAAGTTATCATACACATTGGCTTCTAACATTAAACGAAGTCCGCCTTTCTCTTGATTTTAAACTCTGCCTTACTTAAGTTGATTAACTCCATTTGACCGTGTTCGATTATACGTGTTCTGTATCGTTCAAAGTCCATTACAGGGAACAAATTTAATGAAGTCGTTCCGTTCCAGCCTTGATAGGTTTCGTCATTTACATCTGTATTTATTAAAATATAATTCTGTACCTGTTCCGTCTTAAACACAATTGCAGTATATTCATTTCCAATATCGTCTAAAAATCTAACCCCGGTAGGTGTTTTGGGGAGTTGCGGATATAATATTCCCATAAAACTAAATATTTCGTCTTTTATATCCCAACGACTTAAACGGTCTATATTGCTTTCTCCATAATAAGTGTAAGAAGTTCCTTTGACATATTTATAGTTTCCTGGTGCTGTTCCACCATAAATTTTAGACTTACCAGCGATAACTTTACCATTTTCAATCTTATCAAAAGTTAAGTTTTCGTAAGTGTACCACTTTGTAATTATATCGAACGTTATTTTTTCGCTAAAAGTTCCATTCTTTCCGTAACCCTCTGTCTTTGTGACATCTGCTAAAGCTAAATCAGCATACACCTGAAAAATCTTTGTTTGATATTCAAGTGTAACGAATTTTTTACTAAGAATATCGTTTACAAAGTCTTTCATTAATTGATAGTTTTCTTCTAAACTTTCGCCAAACGTTTCTAGCTTAAACTCTATTTGAGGTTGAATGATTGAGCGTGTTCCCATTACTCCGACGCCATTGCTTTGCCAAATATTATTAGTTGATTGTAAGCCCAAATTAGAGGGCTGGTAAAATCTAACTTTTCCATTTGTAACGTCCCAAACTTTATCATCTATTCCGTCTAAGTTGGTATGTATTTTGTACTGTCTTACCATTAAGCCCTCCCTAGGTCAAATTCTCGTCTGATTGCACGTGCTAAGTTAGAAACATCTTGACCAGCACCGCCTTGCACGTTAAATGTGTTATATGTTCTATTGTCGCTTGATACGCTGTTCGTACTTAAACCATAACCGCTAGAAGATAGATTAACATCTGTTAAACCTACTACCATTGAGCCTTTGAATAGTCCGCCTAGTTTTCCAGCGATACCATTAATGGCTCCCGATATATTGTTTATTGTATTTGTTACACCGCCTAGAACGCTGTCTATCGTGTTCTTGATTCCCCCAAATATACCGCTAAAGAAATCGCCAATACCGTTAAATACTCCTGTTATAGCATTATAAGCATTAGAAGCAAAGCCACCGAAAGCGCTGAATACTCCACTTACTGCATCTTTAGCACCGTTGAAAGCTCCACTAAAGAAACTACTTACTCCGTTAAATACACCTGAAATTCTTGACCAAGCGCTAGAAGCAAAGCCACCAAGAGCGCTGAACACTCCACTAACAACACTACGAACAGAATTGAATATGCCACTAAAGAAGCCTGAAACTGCACTCCATATTGAGAGAACTACTCCCCAAGCGCTAGAAGCAAAGCTACCGATTGCGCTAAATACTGATGAAACTACTGATTTTACAGCGTTGAATATACCACCAAACCAAGCTGATAAACCTTGCCATGCACCAATGACTAATTGGTAAGCACCACGAATAATAGCCAAGATAAGTTGAAAAGCTAAATTAATCACTGATTTAACCAGGTCAAATATAGATTGATAAAAACTAACTAAAGGTTGAAAAGTTGTAACAAACCAGTTATAAGCACCGGTCACTAAAGAAGAGATAGTTGTAAACGCAGTTTTAACGATATTCACTATTCCATTCCATAAGCCACTAAAAAATTCTGTTATTCCGTTCCATATAGTTTTTGTACCCTCGACTGTGGAAGTCCATAACTCACTAAACCAAGTGCCTAAACCAGTAAAGAACTGTTTAATAGCTTCAATTGACTGTGATAAGAAGTCTACAAAACTCTGCCACACTTTTTTCCCTGTTTCGGTTTGAGTGAAGAAATAAACTAAACCAGCAACAATGGCAGTTATCGCTATGCCAAGAGCCACGAATGGATTTATAGCCATTATAGCATTGAAAGCACCTTGTATAGCTGTTCCAATTTTAACTATGTTATTATAAAGTTCAATCGCCTTAACAATTCCATTAATGACTTTTAAAGCTACGAAAGCACCAGCAAAAGCGACTAAAGCTACTTTTATATTATCCATTGCTTCCTTGCTTTTACTAATTTTTTCCAGAAAATCAGCTATTTTTTTCGTTATTTCTGACAGTTTACCAGCAAATATAGCTATGCTCTTTGCTACGTTATCTATACTTGTTGCGTTTTTTGTTGTTTCTGTATTCATTCCAAGAAATGAATTTATGACGTTTCCTATAATAGAAACTATGGAATCAAATGCGCTTTTTATATTATCCCAAGCCTCTAAAAAGGCTAAAGTGGATGCATTTTCTTGAAGTTTTTGAAACAAGTCTTGGAAATACTTAATAACATTTGTTATAGTTTTACCAGCACCTTTACCCCACTCACCCATTTTATCAATTATAGCATTGATAACAGGAGTTAAAGCCTCAAGAGTGGGAAGTAAGGCTTGCGACATATCTTCATTAAAGCTAGCCCAAGTGTCCCTTATAGTTTTTGTAGCACTGCTTGAACCGTCTGCTGTTTTTTGCATAGCCTTATCGAGCATATCCATTGAAACAGCGCCTTCTGAAACAGCTTCATTAAATGAACCATATTGCTGTAATGAGGGATTCATTTTCATTATAGTATCTTTTAAAGAAGCGCCAAGAGCGGTATTGTTATCAGTTAGTTGCCCAATATTTTCAGCAGTAACCTTGCCAGAAGCTGACATTTGACCATAAGCCTGTGCGACACCTTTAAGGTCTTCCCCAGTACCACCAAACGCTTGGTTAGCTTTTACTAATGCTTCCGTTTTACCAACTGCTGACTTAGCACTATCACCTAAACCGATAAATATTGTTGAAAGTTTTAAAGTATCTTCACTATTTGCGTTTGTATCTCTAGCGAGTTTCTGCATAGAATTGCTTACATAGTCAAAATCTTTTCCACTTCCTTTGAATTTCATCGTGTTCTTTAAGGCAATCATGGCTGTCTGGGTGTCCATTGCGTCAGATATCCAGCCCCTTAAACCATTGCCAACAGCACTAACAGCACTTGCACCGATTTGCCTGAATGCACCAATAGCAATCTCTCTAAGACCGCTAAAGCGTGACTTCATGCCGTCAATTCCGCTATTAACGCCCTTGGTATCCATTTTAGCTTCAATGTTCCAAGAGCCTGAACTAATAGCACTCTCTACTTGCTTTATTTCGCTTTCTAGCCTGTTAGCTTGTGTTTCTGCTGTGCCTAAGTCTCTAGTAAGCTGTAACCATTTCTTTTGACCTGCTGACGTACCTTTGTCAACATTAGAAAGTTCTTCTTTTAGTTTTGTTGCTTTGTCACGTGATAAGCCCAACTGCGTTTGTAAATTCTTTTGCAATTGTGCCATTTTTCCGGTATTTGTGGGGTCAAGTTTTAGAGCTTCACGTAAGTTTTTAGCTTCTCCTCTAAGCCCTGACATTGCGGTATTAACGCCTTTAAGTGAGTTCTCGAACTTTGTGGTATTACCGTATATCTCGACCTCAAACGTTGCATTACTTGCCATTACATACCCTTTCTTTTACGCCTTTTCTCTTTTTCTTTTTCCTCTTTCTTCTTCTCTGCAATAAGTTCAATTATTTTATAAACAAGTTCTAATTCCATTTCCATGAACTGTGTTATATCAATTTCATTATTACCCAAAACAGTCAAAAGCTCCAAAGTTTTATTTTCCTTTACAGTATCTTTCTTTTTCTTAATCAATGAACTAGAAGAAAAGAAGACTATATCGTCTTCCGTTTCCTCTTTTTCTTTAATAAAAACAGTTTTACAGAAGATATTGATTAACTCGTTAGTTGTAGGAAGCTCTGTTTTATCGTCTAAGGCGTTTTGCAGTCCTCCGTTACAATCTACCCAAAGTATCAACAGCTTGTCTGTAAAGCTCTCCATTTGCTCTGTAAAGTCATCAGGAATATACCCAGCGACAAAAGAATTTTGTAGGTCTGCAAAGTCTTTCAAATCTGTAATAAAGTCCGAACCAGTTAGCTCTAAGTATCTAATTGCATGTTTTAAAATCATTTACAGTCCTTTCAGCTCATTAAATCTCTTTCTGCCACAGTTCGACAAGTTCTTTAAGTCCTTTACCGGCAGTATCGAACTCAAAGCTAGAACGGAAGTCAGAGAAGTCGCTTTTAGCTTTTACAATGTTATCTTGAAAAAGAGCCAAGTATAAACCATATTGAACGAACTCCATTACATCAGTAATTTCTCCGTCTTCTTTTTTAAGCTCTGTATCCATTGCTTTTTGTTGTTGAAAAAGGTCTTTACCTGTAATCATTTTAAATTTACGTGCTGTACTCAATTGTTTTGCCATCTTATTTTATATTCCTTTACTTATTTATTAAACAGCCTTGCCAGTTAATACTGTATCAGGTTGCATGATGAATAAACCAGCTTCCATTTTCTTAGCGAAGTCTTTTGCTTGGTCTCCCCAAATTTCATATTCAATAGCAGGTACTTTTTTATCGCCATTCAAATAAATATCTGACTCGGTCGCTTGTACTTTCAAAGTCCATTGGATAGGGTCTACACCGTCTACTGAATCTGTTTCTGATTCTTTTGTTGCTTCTGCTGTTGGTCTCAAATTTGGATAAACGACTACACGGTAACCGTCAATAAACTCTCCTGTAACTTTATCACGTTTGCGCCCTTTAATAAGATACTGAACGCATTTCGGTTTCCAATTACCAGTAGGAGACCAACCTAAGCCATTTGCTGTTCTTTGTTGACCTAAGATATCCTCTTTAAGCGCTTGGTCTGTTTGAATGAATACCATTTCGCCTTGAAGTAAGGTAGCACCTTTTTTAACTCCATGGTCTGGTACGTCATCAGCCGGATAGCTGTTTGTCTCCGCTTGGTCTTCCATTGAGCCAACTGATACTAAACCAGTTACAATTTTATGGTTAGTGAACTCTGGTTTTCCGCTACTTCCCTTAGTCATATCAGCTACGATTAGAGCTTCATTACCAAAGAAAATCTCACGTGAGTTATAATCTAATTTCATTTTTTATTTTCCTTTTTATTTTTTATGCAGTGCGTTTCCAATAATATATTGTTGTTGAACCAATTACTGCTTCACCGATGTTTTCCCATGTTCCTGTAGAATATCCTGATGATGAACTTGAAGCATTTGTGACTACTGATCCAACTGGGTGTGCTTCAGCATAATCTACACCCATGATCGCAGGCTTAAGTTTGCCAGTAGCCCTATCAATTGATGCTAACCACATTGGTAGCCAAGTGTAATCAGAACTTTTCTTATTGGGTTTAATGATATTACTAAAACCTACATACTTCGGATAGTCTGCAACCGTGACTTCCCTAGCTGAGGGCATCCAAGGAGTGGCGATTGAACCCTCTTCCCACTTATGACCAGCAGTCCATAACGCAACATCTGGGCCTGAACCAGTTATGTCATATCTAGCTGAATAAGCATCACCAGCATTCAAAGTTACCGTGACGGAGTCTCTCAACCAATCAAAATTATTTCCCAATTGTTTGCCACTAGCCCACGCACCATTTCTTTGAAGTTCAAATACTATATTTGCATTATCTCCTGAACTTTTAATATAAGCTGAAAATGTATAAACGCCAGTCTTAGGAGCTATGAAAGTCTTACAAATTCCGTTCCATTGGAAAGTCTTTTTCTTAACGAGTAGGCCTTTATAGTATCCGTCGTTTTCCCACCCCCATGTTCTTTCCCATTGACCACTAAAATCTCTAGTACCGTCTATCAAGTTCAAGTTAGGATAAACAGTGGTGAAATCGTCCGTTCCGTCTGCGCTGTTGGAATAAGCTATTGTATTTATAACTCCGTCACTTGTTGACGTACCTCCGTTAGCAATAGGAAGCACACCTGAAACTCCAATATTAGTTGCATCAGCAGTCCCGTCAAAGTATTGAAATGATGAGGATTGAAGATTTACTCCGAGTTTTCTAGGTGTTTCCAGTTTGCTTGCACTTACCGCGTTGCCATTAAGTGGTAAGCTGTTCGCTTGTGCTTCGGTAGCCTTTGCCATTGCATTTTTAGCTTCACTTTCAGCTTGTTTTGCTGTTTCTTGAGCAGTTGCGACATTTTGAATTGTGCTTAATAAATCTGATTGTTCAGCTTTTTTTGAAATTGAAACACCTTGTTTATCAACAGTAGACTGTAAGTTGTCTAATTCCGTTTGATTGGCTTTTGTTGAAATGGTTGCCGAATGGTCATTAACAGTATGCTGTAAACTTTCTAAATCCGTTTGATTAGCTTTAGGGGAGTAATCTCCGTTACTCATAAGAGAAATATTATTTGTTAAAACCTTTACCGAATTTATTAGTTCAACAACTTCCGATTCACTTGCATTTCTTGCGATTGCATCTAATAGCGATTTTATAGTAACTAAATTTTTAGGACTAATACCAAATGCTTCTACTTCATTTTTTAGCTCTGTCATTGCACTTTGTAAGCTAGTCATATCAGCTAGATTTGCCTTAAGTTCAATATTGCTCTTGTTTGAATCAGTTTGAGCATGTAAATCATTCAACTCACTACGCATAACCTGTGGCATATTTTCCAATAATAATTTTGTAAAATCATCAATCTTATTATTTATTTCTTGAGCTAAATCAGAAACAGTGGAACTGTCTGATATAAATGTAAGATTCTTACTGACAATAACTTGCTCTTTGTCTTTATTGAGAAGTATTAAGTTCGCTTCAATAACTCCTGTCGCTGTCATTTCGGTAGGAATTACCAAAATAAATTCTCCCTTAGCTAAGTCCTTAGGAGGGATCATAACAAAACCAGAATTATCGTTATTAGTATATTGATATGTAAGTTTTAACGAATGACCAGTTAAGTCGATTTCAACTCCATTATCAACTATTTTAATTAATAACGTTCTAGCATTGACATCGCCTTGCATTACTTGTATTGGCTGAGGGAAGTCTTTATTGACCGTATCCCATATAATCGTTCTATTTCTAAAGTTATCTAAACTCATTTAAAAATACCATTATTGTTAATTTCAATCAAATGTAATTAAGCTACTTTCTACTTTTATAATTTCATTGAATTAGCATAATTAGCGCCTTTTTTCAATGTTGTTTTGACGTCTTGCATACCTTTTTTTTCAACTAAGAAATACATGCCATGATAACCGCTGGTGTAACTAGCCCTAGTACCTGCATTAACTATTACTTTATCGCCTTTTTTAACTTGCTTTAAGTTACTTGACAATTGACCAGTATTTTGGTATCTGGCATAAGTATAGGTATGACCATGACTTCTGATTAATCTAGTTCTTCGGCTTGCGCTATTTGCTTTTGCCTTAAACTCTGCTTCAAACCAATCGCCCATGCGTTCTGTTACTTTAGTTTGCATTTCTTTAGCTATGCTTGCTGTATTAAGCAAATTTACTGCCATGCTTGACCACCTGCACCACAAGGCAAATAAACAGTACCAGTATAATTGTACAAATGGCTATTCTCTGACCAGTTCGTCATATTCCAACCGTTTCGTAAAACATTTCCGACAAGTCTTACAAGTTCATCGTCAACATCTTTAACAGATAAAACAACTTGATAATAGTAGCCCATGACAAAGCTCGTATTATCCATTTTAATGACCTTTGAGTCACTAAGTGATAAATATACCGTCTTGTCCTCTATCGTGTCCTTAACGCCTAAAATGACGTCATTTAAAGGCATTGTAAGTAAATTGTTGTACCAATCTATATAAGAATCGAATTCTTTCATAGTCCGTTGCTCACGACCCCCTCTAAAATCATCTTGTTATTCTTAGGGTCTCTTTCCCACGTTGTACGCTTGAAAGTTTCGCCTTTTTCGTCTAAGAAATAGTTGAAAATCAAGTCTTCCATTTCTCCGATTCCGTTAAGCTCATACCGTACATTTTTGCCTAGTCCAATCATAGAAAACTCATCAAGTCTTGATTGATTAATTCTCTGTTTAACTGCTGGCAAAGTGATAGGCTTTATAACATTGTCTTCTGCGCCGTTCTTCTTCTTAACAGTCGTTTCTACCTGTAATGTAACTTGTGAGAATATCATTAAATACCTCCATAATACATTAACTCTTGCAAAGAAGCCAAACGTTTCATTTCAGCGTTTCGCCATTGTTCTGCTGGTTCATCAACAATATTAAGCCGACAATAGCAAGAGATGAAGTCTTTCACTAATACACTTGTTTCGTCAGCTTTAATACCATTTTTTTCTAGCAATTTAATAGCTATTGAACGGAATAAGATAAGTTTACTATCATAAGCTGTTACTAAAATCGGAATACCACAATAGACCTTAATATAATCTATCATTTACTTCCTCCATTTTATTCTTATGATACTGTAATTACTGCACCAGCGTTATAAGTTTCGACATGACCACTTGTTAGTGTTTCCACCAAAATCATGTTGCTATTAGTTTTCCATTCAAAGGCGTCTACTTTTGTAAGGTCTTGCATATCAATGTGATATTTTTGGTCTACCAATACAGTGGGTTTGAGTGCTTTTGTACCTGTATAGACAATGATTTCGTCAACTCCAACTTCTGAAGCAATTTCAGCGTCATCATTTTTAATACGAACGTTAGCATTTGCAGTTGCTTGACGTAACTCATCTAACAAGGCTCTGCGGTCTTCCGCTTTAACAATCAAATAGCGACGTCCAGCAGTAGGGCGAACAAAGTCAACCGCTTCTTCAATAGCGTCAGCAAATGGAGTTTTGCCAGCTGATTTAGCTTTTGTAGTAATTTTTTTGATTTTTTTGACGTCTGCTTCTTTGTCGATTGATTTAAAACCGTTTGTTCCGTCACCCTCAACAAGAGCAAGGTCAACAATTTTATTTACGATAGCTTGTGTAAGTTCTGCTACAATCAAGTTGTAAAGTTCAGAGTATGACATTTGAAGTCGTTTAACACGTTCAGCAAGTGATTGCAATTTATAAACCATTACAGGTTCAAGAGTGTCAATAGTGAGTGTGGCTGCCTGCTCTGTTTTTGTTTGTCCGTCTTTGTGGACTTGTGCTTCATTTGATGAATCAAAAGAGCGTGATACGAGCAAAGCACCGACATTTGTAACATGGAAAACTTTGAATACTGGGTTAGTATTTAGCAACGCTGTGTTGATTGATTCAACTAATTTGCGTGGAAGTTGGAAAGTTGTATCTGTGATAGTTACACCATTTTCAGCAAGTTTTGCATTCCAAGCGTTTTTAATTTCTGATTTTCCGGAGTTCTTTTTCAATACATCAAAAAATTCTGTTACAGCGTTTTGTGATTCAATAAAGTTTGTCATTTTAGCTTTTCCTTTTGGTTTTTCTTCCTGTGCGTTAAGTTCGTTCTCAATTTTGATAATTTCAATTGAATTTTCTGAGAGTGTTTTTTCCAATTCTTGTACTTTAGGCAAGTCTTCAATTGCGTTTTTTACTTCAAAGCCACTAATTTGAGATTTTAAAGATACGTTATTTTCTTTAAGTTCTGCTAAGCGGTTTTGTTTTTCAATTAAATCAGGTTTATTCATACTTCTTTTTAATATCCTCAATTTCTTTCAAAGCGTTTCGGCTTTCAATAATTTTGTTGCGTTCTTCTGTGAGTTCTTCGCCTAAGGCGTTTTGAATAAATTTTGCGTTAGGGTCTGCTGGTACTGAAACAAGAGAAATCTCTTTAAATTGTGCTTTATTTACAACTAGAGCGTCATTGTCATCAAAAGTATAATCTGTGATGTAATAGGCAATTGATAGCGAATCAAACGCTCCATTTTCGACAGCCTTGTTAATGTTTGGCGCATTGTCATAAAGAGTAAAGTCAGTTAGATATTTATTAGTAGCTAAATCATAGTAAACTTTTGCGTCCCCGATGACTTCGCTAGATCCAGCACCATGTTCATATAGCAATGGATATCGTTCTCTAGCGAACTCGATACAGTTAGGTGTCAAGATAATACCATTACGGTTCTCTACACCAACTTCTGACCCAATACCTTGGAACGACTTAGAACCGTCCTCGTTTTCAGTCACTTTAATTTCAGCACTATTGGTTATTAGTTTCATCTGTGCTTGTTACGTCCTTTCTACTGCCTTGTAGGTCACTTAAACTGTTAACAGCAACCGCATTAAGGTTAGTTATGTAAATATCTCCACCCTCGATTGGTTGCTCGCCCATTTTAACAAGAAGTTGATTTACTGTAAAAATAGGAGCGTTAATATTTTCATGATACAAGTCAATTAATTCTTTCAAAGTTGCAAACTTGAATAGCTGGTTATCTACGATTATGCGTTCATAATATAAATTATCCTTATTTATTCGTCTGCGACCTGTTGAAATCAGTTTATAAGTCAGTTCCTTTTCAAGTTGAATCAGTAAAGGAATGATAGTAGAGTTATAAAAATAAATTTGTTGTTCTTGCGTAGCAGTACCAAGCAAAATATTTTCATTCATAAAGTAACCTGTCAAAAGTTCCGATTTAATAAGGTCAATTTCATCTTTGTTTAAAACAGAATAATCTTTTTTAAGTTCTACAATTTCCGTCTTGTTATCAACTGGTGTCAAACCGTTGTAACCCGAACCCTCTTGCATGTTCTTTATTGTTGCTAGAGCTTTTTCTCGATACTCCTGTGTATTATCAATATCAAGAAAGGCATTAATTTTCAACAAGCCACGCAATTTACCTTGTTCCAGCTTAGTTTGAATGCTAGCCAGAGCATTATCTAAAATGCTTGTGTCTTCATTGATATAAAAAGGACTGACAAGTCTTACTAATTCTTCAGGTTTATATTCTTTTTTGTCGTTAGCAAATAGTAGGTCTAATAGATCGCCCGTTTCACTGTCAAATATAGGATACAGGTCAACATAGCGTGTGCATAGCAACTTTTTAATTACTTTCTGCCAAAACTCCATACTATTGTGTTCGCCCTTAGGGCTCCAATTGAGGACCTCATCTAAATCAGAACCTGCCTTACTAATCAAAGGATCAGAACCAGCCTCATCTTTTTTATATTTAACATGCTGAAATTCTACTTTTGTTATTTCATTAGCGATTTTATTATGAATATTAGTCACAAAGGCACTTGTATATTCTACCGCTTCGTTTTGCCACGCTGTGACTCTTTGAGTATCATTGTTTAGTTTTCCACGTGAAAATGATACCACTTTTCCGAATAAGTTCAATTTTTCCCCTTTCTACCATAAACTAACGCCTTTCCCTCGTTTATACTCGCCTGTTTTCTTGTTATGGCAAGACTTACAAAGGAGTTGTAGGTTATCAGGGTTCAGCGCTATTTTCCAATCATCAAGATTTTCCCAAGTTAGTTCTATAATATGGTCTACTTCGTATTTTTTAGCACCGAATGCACCACATCTTACGCAAGTCATTTTATCGCGTTGTCTAACATAATCACGGACTGCCAACCATTCTTTTTTATTGTACCAGCCACTTTCTCGGACTGTGTCAACGTTATACTTCATCTGACACCGCCATTTCTAATGCCATTGTCAAAGCAACAGTAGGGTCGATTTTATCTTTTTCAAGTTTTTTAGTATACATATAGTCCCCACTTTGTCCGATTTTAACAGCAGTATTATTTAAAGCCCATTGCATAACTTTTTGATTATGGATGAGTTTGTTTTCCACTAATTTAGATTTTAATAGCTTAATATAGTCATTCATTGAGAAGCCTTGTCGAATTGCTCTTTGGTTGTCTCCGTCTTTGTCAAAGAAATAACGCTCGATCAACCCTTTTAAAATCTCATATCGTGCTGGGTCATATCCGATTTTTCTAAGTCTGCACCCTGTCTTACTTCTAAAGTCGTTAATGTACGGTATCAAGTCGTTTACATTGATGTATTCCGTATCAAGTAAGATTAATTCGCCTCTGTCAACGAATTCAGTCCATAGCTCTTGCTGTTCTGTGTCTAGTTGCTCATATTGCGACCGTACAGAGAAAGTAAGTGTATGGCTGTAAGTTTTACCCTCTAACTCACAAACGAACGATACGGCTGTTAAATCGCCAATTAAGGATAGGTCAATTCCGACATAAGTTCTATTTTTATTAAATACAGATAAATTAAAGTCTGTTAGTTTAGTATCTTGTGGAGTGAAGTAGTAAGCTGTGTCCTGCATAGGCAAGCCCATGTTAAATGCTAAAAACTTATTTTGTAACGCTGGATCGCCTTGCGCAAGATCGTACTCCTCAATAACTCCTGACCACTTAGGAACATGACCGATAAGAGGCAGTGCCATAGTCCAATTCTTCTTATCTTTGACCTGCTCATGATTTTCTAACATGTAAAGCAATCCAAACGACCTATCATTGTAAAATTCTTCTTCTGATTTGAAGCGTTCAACAAGTTTATCATATAAACCGTCTCGTTTAAGTCCGCCCGAAGTGATATAAATACTTTGCCAGTTGTCTTGTTTTTGACGTGAACCTTTATTGACTGACTCTGTTATATCCTCGCCATAAGTATGAACTTCATCAAATATATTTAGTGAACTGTTACCACCTTGCGCTCGTAAAGTATCATTTGTTTGCTTTTTAAAAGTGGTTTTAAAAGAAGTAAATTCTAGCCCTTGTTTTGTACTCTTGAAAATCTTATTTTCGTTGTACACTCTCAATGTATCGCTTGCTTCCGTTTGATTCCGAACTTGGTCAAATACGTGTCTAGCCTGTGTATTATCATATGCAATAACTAAGCTCTCTCCGCCATATTGTCCGCCTAAAATCATCCAGTTAAGCACGCGCGTTGCCATTAAACTTGACTTACCAGAACCACGACCTAGATTAAGGAAAATTTCATTAACTAGGTTGACTTGCACACCTTTTTCATCAATCATATCATAGCCAAGCATTAACTCGTACCACCAAATTTGCGTCGGTAGTAGCTCGATTTTCATCAGATTACCAGTAGTCAAATAGAAGTTGTCTTGTATCCATTCAACGGCTTGTGTAACACGGTCATAGCGATAAATATACTTGTTGTGAATGCGTATTTGCTTCTGAATAGTCTTGCGAATGTACTTATTAATAATAATGCCGTTTTCTTTGTTGTATTCCAACATTTTATTCAAATAATACATTCATTCCCTTTCTATTCGTTTTCAGATATTCTTCGTTTGTTTCTAAAGGCGTTCTAATTCTCGTCTAGTGGTTTCTGCTCCACATCTTTTACATATTAACTCATTAGGCATTAATGAAAAGAATCCCCATTTATGACCAAATAATTTACATTTTAATTTCATTCAAACCCCTCCGGAACTTCAATTTTTGGTGTTTCATACTTACTTAGTTTATAGTCGTCAAGTTCTTCAATTTTAGCCTTAAGGTCATGAGCGCTTGATTCTTCCTGTTGCAATCTCCGCCATTCAGTGGGGTTATAAAGTTCAGGGTTACCAGCCTTAGCAACCATCATTGCTACCAAGCTGTCTTTGTCCAGCTCTTTTTCTTTAACCTTTACTTTTTCAACGTTTCCGTCAGCGTCATATATTGTTTCTGTTTCCTTTAGCGTTCTGACCGTCAGTTTGCTCGCTAAGGCACTTTCGGCTAGTTCTAATAGATTTCCCCTAGCAATGCTTTTAGCTTCGTCATACGCCTTTATATTATCATCTCGCCACTTTCTAAAAGTTTTAGCCGAACAATGCAAACTAGTGTAAATTTCTCTGTCGTTACATCCTGATTCAATTTTATCAATGATTTGACTAAATAGCGGTTCTTCATACATCTTGGGTAAAATTGTGGGTCTGCCACCGTTTTGTGTTTGCATATTGTCCTTTCTTTTAAATGTGGTTATATCGTTTAAAGCCTATATTATCGTTTCTAAGAACAGCAATAACTTTTGCTTATAAGTTTACCAACTTGGGTAACTCTGCTCTCACAAGCCAAAATATGAGCATATAGCCCTATAATTAAGGTTTAGCTAGATTTAGCGAGATTTAGCGAGATTTAGCAAGATTTAGCAAGCTAAAACTTTTCTTTTTGATTTTTTGGGGGATTCGTAGCCGGGAGTCCTTTGTG